TTAAAGAAAATATGTTTGATTTAATTAACGAAATTATTACATTTGGACCAAGAATGGCTCATGATGATACAATTGAGGGACTATATTATGCTAATTTGCACGCTTATCCCCCTAATTATAAACAAAATGGGACAAAAGATAAACCAAAATGGTACAAACCGAAAAGAAAAGCAAAACATTGGTTAATATCATAGGAGATAATTATGAGTGAAATAATTGATAGAGATATTATAGAAAAAAATCGTAAAAATAAATTATTTACAAGAATTAAAGAAAAAAGAGCTAATAAGTTACGTGCTAGAGCTGATAGGCTAAATCCTCCTATTGATATGAATAAAGGAGCGGTAGAAGCTAATTGGACGCAAAAACACGAAATAAATCCTAATTTTTTTAATCCTCGTCTGAAAGATTCCAACGCATTGCAAGAAGCAAATGTACACAAGGAAAGACAAATGTTTTTAGCTGAAAAAGGTTTATTGGCTTATGATGAAATTGATGGAAAATGGGGTCCTCAATCAACACAAGCAGATTCTTTATATTCCGTATTAAAAGGAAAGGGTTATGATGATAGAACAATACTAGCAAGAAGTTATGCAGCTAGAGATAATTATCCAGAAGAAGTATTAAATTTATTAGACCCTGCAAATGGAGATGCTGGAATAGAATTATTTATGTATGCAACAAGTGAAAATTTAAGACAACATATATCTGATGAAGAAAGAAAAGTTTTATTTAAAGTCTCACTACCAAAACAAAGAGTAAGTGGTAGAGGAGATAGAATGATTGATGTAGAGCAAAGTGACGCAAGCGTTGAAGATATTATTATAAATAAAATGGGCAATATGGATAATAATAGAATAGATAAAGATAAAGTAAAGAATCTTTATGGAAAAGTGGGATTGGGAGCGTTAGAATTAGGAAGGTATGTTGCAGAAGGAATTTCTGGATTACCAGAACAATATGAAAAAGTTAGAGATAATGTTCAAAGACTAGGTGGATTTTTAGGATTAAAAGACCAAAGTTTAATAGCAACTATGATGTCACTTAGCCCACCATTAGCAGCTAATACAGTTGGTAAAAAAGTCGTTGAAGCTGGAAAAGCAGTAGTTGGAGAATACGAAGAAATGCCTCCAAAAAAAATTAATAAAATAGTTCAAGATGATATTAATATGAAAAGAGTAGAAGATTCTATTTTTGGTAGAGGAGAAATGAGACAAGCAACAAATCAAGAAATTATAAATCCTTCATCTCCAGGAGAATTAAGAATGGAAGCAGAAGAATCTGGTCTTACTGATGTAAGTCCATACATGAAAAGATAATGGCAAGTTTCGGTAAAAAATCGCAAGAAAAACTAAATACGTGTGACCCACGATTAGTAGAACTATTTGAAGAAGTAGTAGAACATTTTGATTGTACTGTTATACAAGGATATCGTGATGAAGTCGAACAGAACAAAGCATTTGAAGACGGGTTTAGTAAACTAAAATATCCACAAGGTAGTCATAATAAGTATCCATCTTTAGCTGTAGACATAGCTCCCTATCCAATTGATTGGAAAGATAGAGATAGATTTCATTTGTTTGCAGGATTTGTAAAAGGAATAGCGTCTCAAATGGGTTTAAATATTCGTTGGGGTGGAGATTGGAATTCCGATACACATACTAAAGATAATAATTTTGATGACTTACCACATTTTGAAGTGAGGGGCTAATGGCTAAAAGAGGCAGAAAAAATAAAGCAGATATAAATAAACAATTATTTCAAAAAGCAAATAATTACTTTAGAAAAAAATGGTTTACTGATTCTCAGCAAAGTATGGATTTCTATTTAAATGAACAATTGTCTGCACAGGAAAAAGAAGACCTTCTTGAAGGAGGTATGCCAGATTTTATTATTAATCGTATTTCTCCTGCAATTGATATTATGAAATTCTTTGTTACAGCAAATAATCCAAGATGGCAAGCAATTGGAACTGAAGGTAGTGATACAGATATAGCTCATATTCATAGTATGATTGCTGAACATTGTTGGCATTTATCAAATGGTAAAAGTTTATTTGGAAGCGTTATTCAAGATTCTTTAGTAAAAGGAATGGGAGTATTTAAAATAGATATTGACCCAGATGCTGATAGAGGAATGGGAGAAGTAGTATTTAATTCTATAGACCCATATGATTTATATGTAGACCCTCAAAGTAGAGATTTTTTATTTCGTGATGCCAGTTACATAATTGTACAAAAGAATTTATCTAAAACAGCTTTAACTAAATTATTTCCAGATTTTAAAAAGAAAATTGTTAGAGCAAGTGGTTCAACAGAAAGTAAACAGTATTCACAAAGAAATGTTCATTTATCAGAAACTATTCAACCTGGAGACGTAGAGTATGAAGCATATACTTTAGAAGGAGAGCAAGATGAAATTCTTGATTTCTATGAAGTATATACTAAGGAAAAAATTCCATATGTTAATGCATGGATTAAACAACCTCCTACTACAGAAGAATTAGAACAAATTAAAGCTCAAGCTCAAGAACAATTAGCTTCTATGGTAAATGAAATTCAAGTTTCTTTAAGAGAACAAGAAATGGAATTTTCTAAATTAGTGGAAGAAGGTGAAATGCTTCCTGAAAGAATGCAGCTTGAATTACAAAAAGCACAAAAAGAAGCTCAGATGAAAATGGAAGAGCAACAAGCAATTTTGGAAGCACAATTAACTGAAACTAAATCAAGAACTGTTCAACAAGTTATGGAAAAAGGCTTATTTGACAAACTGGCTAAAGAAGAAATTTTTGCAAAAAATATTGTAGATGTTGTTGATTTCTTTAAGACACAAATTAAAATGTGTGCTTCTGTTGGAGATATGTATCTATATGAAACAATATTACCTATAGAAGATTATCCAATAATACCTATTAATTATAACTATACGAATACTCCTTATCCAGTTGGTGCAGTTTTACCGATGATTGGTAAACAAAGAGAAATAAATAAAGCTCATCAAATTATGTTACATAATGCAAATTTAGCATCTAACTTAAGATGGTTATATACTGAAGGAAGTGTTAACGAAGAAGAATGGGAAAAATATTCAAGTTCTCCTGGAGCTATGTTAAAATATAGACAAGGATTTGAACCGCCTACAGCAGTACAGCCTTTACCAATTAATAGTGCATTTTACACAATTACGCAACAAGGTAAACAAGATATAGAGCATTTAAGTGGGATTTCTTCAAGTATGCAAGGAGTTGGAGACCAAAGTCATGAAACTTATCGTGGTATGTTAGCAATGGATGAATATGGAACTCGTAGAGTAAGACAATGGGTTAATAATATTGTTGAACCAGGATTAGAGCATATGGGAAATATTTTTAGAGATATGGCTCAATTTGTATATACTACACAAAAAGTTTTTAGAATTGTTCAACCAGAAGCTGGAGCAACTGAAGGCGAAGTAAATGAAGTTTCAATTAATATTCCAATGTATAATTCTTTTGGAAATGTAATAGAAAGATTTAATGATTATCAAGCTACAAAATTTGATATTAGAATAGTTGCTGGTTCTACTCAACCTGTAAATCGTTGGGCATTACTAGATGAATACTTTAAATGGTATCAGTCTGGACTAATTGATGATGTTGCTATGATAGAGCAAACTGATATAAGAAATAAAAAAGCATTATTACAAAGAAAAAGTTTATATTCTCAATTACAACAACAAGTTGCTAGTATGGAAGAAACTATTTCAACTCAAGAAGGAACTATCGATTCACTAGAAAGAGCAGTAGTTCAATCTGGAATTAAAAATAAAATTAATGAAGGAGCTGCGTCAATAGATAAGTCAGTTACACAAACGCAAGCTCAGCAGAAAATTCTACAAAATAGTATGAAAGATACTGTAGAAATGGCAAAAAAAGAATTAGCACTAGAAAAACAGAAAATTAGTGTTGATAATAAGAAAAAGTAACTGTAAATTAGAAGGAGTACAGTATGAATATGAATAATACG